TCATAGTAATTGACTGAACCATTCCCTAAGAGAGAACTCCAGGCAGACGGAGCGCGGGCATAATCGTTTTGGCTATCCAGGCTGGATACGGCAGAGATAGCAGTGTAGGTTGCCCCGGCCATGCCCACAAGAAGGAGCAGGGATAGGAAAATGATTAAGAAGAATTTCTTCATCTCATTCACCTCAGGTCTTGCTCATGGTCATGACACCCAGGAACTCGGGCCGGACCACCTTAGCGCCATACACATCCAGGCCTCTGACCACGTCTCGGAACTGATCCGGGTCTCTGATGGCCTCAACCTTCACAATCTGGTCTGCGAAGGTGATGGCTCGGTTGGTGCCGAAGAGGATTTTGTACTTTGCCCCGGCAGTATTTGGGACGTTATGGGCCTCTAGGATGTCGAAGCCTGCTATCCGAGTCACAAAGCCATTCAGGATCGCACCACCCGCAATCTGCCCGGCAGCAGCACCGGCTAGCTTCAGGTCCTTGCTGATCATAGCAGAGACCCATGGAGGGATGATCATGAACCTACCTTGTCGCGGGGCCTTGCTGTCAGTCAGCAGGGTAGCGCAGTCCTCAATGACGTTGAAGATGTTGTTGCTGCCGCCGTCCTGGACCGCATCAGGCACTATGGCGCTGGCGTCGGAGCCGTTCAAGTTGCTGGCGCTGGCGTCGGTGTAGAGAGATGCAATGTACTGATCCCTGGTATCGGCCAGAGCATATCCGGCCTCATCCCTTGCATCCGCCTCAAAGTTGCCAGCGGCTTGGGCCTTGTCAAGATCCTCAACAGCGAACGCAAAGCTCTTCTGCTGAGTGATCCGCAACTCGGTGTCGGCGTCGGTGAGCTGCTGAGGCGCAGCCATGTCGGTGCCCTTGGTGTAATCGGATATCGTTACGGAGCCAAGCCCTGTGATATGCAGGACGTCGCCCTTCTGACCTATGATGCCCTGATAATCTCGATTGATTATGCCGGGCTGACCATAGACCAGATTCTTCCGAGCCTGGAGCAGCAGGTTAGCCGCCCACAGCTCGGGAATGAAATTTGAAATCATATCGTATCCTCACGAATTGTAATCCACTCGACCTTCTCTCTGAGCGAGGTTGATCTCATCCAGAGTCTTGGGGTCTGTTTTAGTCGGATCTTGGAGAAGTGCCTGGATCTCCGACCGCTTCCAGGTCTTTTTACCGGGCGATCCCGGCACCCCATTGTTTCCCGCTCCCTGGGCTGCTGTTGGCGGCCCGGGTGGCTGCTGTTGCTGAGTCCCCGGCGCTGGGGCCGGTGGCGCTATGGTGAGCAGCTTAGCATCGATGAGCTGCTGGATGCTGCCCTGGATTTCCTCGCGGGTCTTGCCCGCGATATTGAAGTGCTGAAGAATTACTGGGATCTGCTGAGACGGGATCCCTGCAATCATGAGGGCCTCCATCTTCGCAATCTTTAGATCAGCCCCGGAAAGTGTCTCTCCGGTGGGAGGTTTGGGCTTGGCCTGCTCCAGATGTGTCTTGACATCCTTGATAGGCATCCCAAAGTCTCTTTCAAGTGCTGCCATCTTCTCAGCCCATCGCCTGTCGAACTGCTCTTGGCTGAGGATGAACTCGCCCTGCGCTGGTGTGGTCCCCGGCTGTGGTGCCGCCGGTGTCTGCGCTGCTGGTGGTTGCTGCCCGCCTGCTGGATCTGCCGGAGGCGTGCCGGCTGGTGGTTCATTTCCTGTCATAGAAAGTATCTCCCAGGATTTAGGCTCCTGTTGCCTGTACTTGTGAAAAGATGATTATGCGTTTCGGATTGCAGCGGCCCGTTCGGCCAGCCCTGCTATGTACCTGTCTTTCTCCTCCGGCGCTAAGCTGAGCACATGGAGACAGCCCACATGGAGCAGCCCCGCGCCCTGGGCTTCGGCCAGAGAGGGATAATCAGGATCATTCCCTGATATGCTCAGGGTCCGGCCTTGCCAGGGAATGCACCTGGTGCAGCTCCCTGAATGAGTGGAGATCCTCACCAGATCATGGCCATGCTCCTGGAAGCGGTTGATTGTGCCCTGCCGGAACGCGCCGTTGGTGGTCTCCTGGGCGAGTACCTTCGCATATCGGCCCATATCCCAGGAGCGCCCGGCCTTATCCACAAAGCCGGTGATGCCCTTCTCCGCTAGGTCTGCCTTGATCCGCTTGGCGGCCTGGCGGGTGGTCTGGTAGCCGAGCACACTTCCCTTACTGGCTTCCAGGGAGATCGCTCTGGCGAGGTCGTCTACCTTCCGGCCTACTACCTGGCCCACGTCCTGAAGGCGATTATAGGTATTTTCGGCCAGCACTTGCGCCGCTTGCTGGTGGATGCTACCAAAGCCAGGAATGGCCTTGCCGCCCATGAGTGGATCCTGATCTGCCCAGTCCATGCCCTTCATGTAGCTGTCCGGGATCGCCTCAATGCACCAGGTTCGGGAGCCCTTCAGAAGATCGGACCGGATCTGCTGGACTCTCTGGAGGAGCGTCTTCTGCCAGGCCAGGGAATAAGACTCTGAGGCCGGATCTTTCAGAAGGAGTCTATTGATTTCAGCCAGGATTTCCTTTTCCGCCGCGTCGTAGAGCCGGATGAGGCGTTCTGCTTGGGCCTCACTCAGTCTCTTCGGTGGCATTCTCAGCTCCTAATGCTGGCAGTGCGATCCTCGGAGCCTCCGGTGTGGGGGGCTGGGCCGCTTTGAGCCGCTCCAGCTCTTTGGTGAATGCTTCCGAACCTTCCTTGAGGCCCTGCAGTTCCAGCTTCCTCTCTAGGCTTATGGCCCCCATAGCATCCCACAGTTGGGCAGCCTGGGCGGTCTCCATCGGATCTTCCGGGATACCGTCCTGAAGGTTGACCGTGATTTTCTCAAGAGGGATCTCGGGGGGATGCAGTTGGCTCCAGAGGTTGAGCACTGTAGGGATGGCCTTCTCTGCCGCCCTAGCATACCTACCGACCTTCGCCAGCGTTGGGATAAGGCGGATTCTTAAGGCCGTTCCGCTCTCTGCCGCCCCCTGCCCCTGGCCTGCCAGGAGGACACGGGAAAGCTGGAGCATCTGCAAAAGCTGATCCATGGCCTGTTCAATCGCCCGGTCAACTGCCCCTAGTTCTGCCTGCCAGACCATCAAGGCGGGCGGGGTATCGCCTGGTTGGGTGATGATCGCATTTCCGGGCTTAAAGACCCATTCCTGCTTTGCGTGATCGAATACCGCGGCGCTCTCTGGTATGACAGGAGTCGGGGAAGTGAACTTCGCTAAGACCTCTGCTCTCTGGGAGAATAGCCGCTCCAGGTGCTCCGTTAGGGTGAGCACGGCGGGGCTGTAATCCGACTGGCCATAGTAGCGCTCGGAGGTGAGCTTATTTTGCACCACCACAACCAGCATATCATCAACTGGAGGCTCCTGGCTGCCATCGGCAGCGGTATCCAAGCCTGCATAGGCGGGGAAGTCTCCGAGCTCCAATGGCCCGGCCAGCTTGCCGTCCTTGATCTCATAGACGACATGCTGAATTTTGGATTTAGAGTGAATCGTGAACTTGACATACTCATGGACTTCTTTTTGGCCTGCCTTCTCCGTTGTCTCTTTCCAGGTGGCAAAGAAGACTATGGCCTGATAGCGCTGGATATTGCCCGGCGTGGTGATCAGATAGCAGTTCTCCGGGCTCAATGCTTGGATACCTGAATCAGATATCTCATAGATCCCTAAGCCATACCGGCTGACATCAATGAAGACCTGCTCATCCGAGCGCTCCGGTAAATCAGGACGGTCCCCGGCTATGACTTCGGGCTCTTCTCCCAGGAGAAGAGAAATGTAGCTGCCAGTGGCCAGGGCGGGCCAATCCAGGATAATGGGCTGCTTGCGGCTGTCCTTTGCCTGATCGGATAGATATGTGGCATACCTGGGCATGACCACATCATGCAAGCCTGCATAAACCTGCCTGTTGCGGGCGTGCTCTGCCAGCCGGGCCTTTTCGTCTACATCCTCCGGAGGCCAGGGCTTGCCTTCTGCTATCCAATCGGTATCAATGAACATGATTTAAGTCCTTGGTATCTGCCCGGCTTCCTTGATGGCTTTGAAATCGTTCTGTTGAATCTTCTCATAGCAGTCCTGGCAGCAGAGCCGATCTTGCAGCACAGTGAGCCCAAGCTTGGCTGTAGTGAGGCCGGGGACGGTGGGAACTATGGGGGTGAATCGGATCTCCGCAACAGGGATCGGGAACTCGGAGCCGATCCGCTCGCCACAAATTATGCAGATCAAATCAGTCCCATCCTTGCCAAAACGTGCTTTGCCCGCCTGCCGATATATCGAGAGCAGTCTGCTGCGTGGTCTGGCGCACCAGAGCCGCCCTTAAGGAACATATCAATGCCTT